GAATTCGCAGGCCGCCTCGATCGCCTGGCCGGTGGTGGCCGCCAGCGTGGTGCCCAGCGTGATGACGCCGGTGACCAGGTTCACCTGGAACTGCGAACCGCCCGGCCCCAGCGTGGCCTCGACGTTGTTCACCCAGCAACGCACGGTGCCGGTCGCCAGGCGCGTGAGAGGCCGCGTGGCGGTGGTCGGGCCGGAGACATAGGCCTTGAACACCTGCCAGGTGGCATCCCCGCCGCCGGTGGTGCCGATGGTCTGTCGCGCCAGCACGTAGTCCGACCAGTCCTTGAACCGGAAGGAATGCAGCCGCCCGGCGCGCGCGATGAAGAATGCCAGCAGGTCTGCCGTGTCCGCGCGGCGCCGCAGGCCGGTGCCCACGTTGTAGCGGCGCCGCGGCAGCGCCCAGTTTCCGACGCGCTGCTCGTTCCCGCCCGAGGATGCGACCACCGCGGTCGAGAAGCCGGGGATGATCTGCGCCCCCTGCGCGATGTTGTCCGGGAAGCGCACGTCATGGAAGGCCATGGTCAGCGGTTCCGCCCGGCACGCGCCAGGGATGCGGCCATCCTGGACATGATCTGCCCCTGCGAGTTGCGGAACGACCCGGCGTCCGGCGTGCTGATGTTCACCGTGACCCCGCCGCGGTTGTAGGCTGCGGTCTCGGCGCGGCTCAGCACGCGCTCGCCCACCTGCGCGATGATGGGCCGCTCGTCCGGGCCGATGATGCCGCCGCCATGGAAGCGCGGGGCATGGGCGAACACCGCGGCCGGCACCATGCGGGACACGCCGCCGGCCGCGCCCACCAGGGCGCCGTCATGCGCGACCGGCGCGCTGAACAGGCTGCCCAGCGCGCTGATGCCCTGCCCGATCAGGCCGCCGATGCCGCCCCCGCCCTTGCTGTCGCCGCCCGACCCGAACAGCAGGCCCAACCCCTGCTGGAACAGCGGCTGCAGGAAGAACTGGTTGCCGATACGCAGCAGGCTGCGCTCGAGGTTCTTCAGCACGTCGTCGAAGGACTGGCCTTCGAACACCAGGTCTTCGAAGGCGCCGGCCAGCGCCTTGGCGGCGGCGCCGCCCGCGCGTTCCAGTTCCTTGGTGCCATCGGCCAGGTTGCGCGTGCTGTCGCCTGCGGCCTGCACCGCCCGCTGGTAGTCCTGCATGGCCTGGTCGGTGGCGCGGATCACGACTTCATCCGGCAGCGGGTTCTGGCCGGCCGCCACAAGGCGGTCGTTCAGGCTGACGATGGATTCCAGCGTCTGTCGATACCGCTCGAATGGGTCGTTGCGCGCGGTGAAGGCGTCGCGTTCGCGCAGCAGAGGCGTCAGGTCGTCGCGCGCCGGCCGCGCGCCGCCGCCCCCGCCGCCGGTGCGCGCAGGGCGGTCGCGCGGCTCCTCGGCCGGCGGGCGCGTGACCGATCCGACGTTTTCCTCCGCCGCGGCGATTCTGCCCTGCTCGCGCCGGCGCGCGGCATCAAGGTCGGCAAGCGCGGCGCGGTCGGCACGAAGTTCGCGCTCGATCTCGGCCGCGCGCGTGGCCTGCGCGCGCTGCTGTCGCTCGATCAGCTGGCGGTCGAGGTCGCGCGCGAAGTCATCCGTCGGCTGCAGCCCCGACGCGCTGCCGCGACGGATCGTCGCCGCCGCGCCGCCGCCCGCCTGCGCCGCAGCCAGGCGCCGCTCATTTTCGGCGATCCGCGCCCGGATCGGGTCGGCCTGGGCGTCGATCTGGCCAATGGCAGCCCGCGCCGCGTTGCTGGCCCCCTGCGGCGCGATGCCGTTCAGCTGGTTCAGCAGGTCATAGGTCGATTGAAGCTCGGCCCGCACCGCGCGAACCCGACCGGTCAGCACGTCCATGCTGCCTGCCACGGCGCGCGTCACCGCATCCCAGTTCTGGTACACGGCCACGGCCGCGCCCACCACGCCGCCCACCGCGCCCAGCACGCCCAGCAGGCCGGCACCGGACCCCAGCGCCGTCACCAGCCGCCCCACGGCCCCGCCGGCATTATCCACGATGGGCGCGAGCGCGGCGAAGTCGCCGCCCATCTTCGTCAGGCCCTGCGACGCGGCCTGCGTGCCGCGTTCGATGACCGCCAGCGCGCGGCCCGTGGTCTGCCCGGTCTGCTCGATGGCCGCCGCTGCTGTCGCGGCGGCGCCCTGCACACGACGCAGGCCGGATTCCACGGCATCGGTGCCGTCGATCGACAGGCGGATACCGAACTGCTGCGACGTGCCGCGCGTCCCGCTCATGCCTGTTCCTTTCGCTTGTCCGCCTGCGCCTTCGCCATGCCGTCGGCGATCGCGCGCAGCAGCTCGGGCGCCGCGCGCGGGTCGCAGCCCTCGGCCACCGCCACCTGCAGCGCCGCGGCCCAGTCCATCCGCACATCCACGGCGCCATAGCCCAGCGCCACCGCCAGGCACCGGCTGCCGGCCAGCCATGCCGCCGCGCCGTCCGCCGTGTGCGGGGCTTCAGTGTCGTATGGGCAATCGCCACAGGCCTTGCCGGCCACGTGCCGGCAGCCCGCGCAGTAGTCCGGGCCCGCGCCGAAGTGATGCTCGGCGAGGGCCCTCAGGCGTTTCCCTCGGCGGTCATGCGCGCCAGCGGCGCGGCCAGGCCGATGTCGAAGGCACGCGCGACCTCGGGCACCGTCAGCAGCACGCGGATGCTCGCGGGCGTGATCGCCGCGGCCTCGGTGCCGTCTGCGTTGCCCACGCCGTGCCATTCCATGATGCAGGCCTCGCCCATCGCCACCGCGATTTCCTGCCGCAGCATGCCGTCGGCGAAATCCGGGTCGGCCAGCAGCGGATCGTCCGGCGCGGCGTCGCGCATCTCGCGCAGGCGGCGCGCGGCGCGGGTGATGGCCACATGGTTCAGCGCCGTGGTCAGCGGGCGCACCAGCAGGCGCACGCCGAAGGGGCAGTCGATCCAGAACGGTTCGGCCGGCAGGTCCAGGCGCAGCATCAGTAGGACGCCGTCTGGTTCTTGAGCACCACCTGCATGGCGCAGGCCGCCGTGGCGTCGAAGGCGCCGCGCAGTTCGAAGGTCACGTCCACGCCCGCGCGGCCCTGCACCGTGGCCTTGCGCCGCGGCAGGAAGGCGCGCGGCAGCGTGAATTCGATGGACTTGGTCGCGCTGATCTGCAGCAGCAGGTCGATCTCGACCGGCGCCGTGCCCTCGCTGTCGGTCAGCAGGGTGGTGTCGGACAGGCGGGCGGTGATGCTGCCGGACACCGTGGTGTCCTGCTCGAGAGCCTCGCGGATGTTGTTGCCGCTGCCGATGTCGCGAATGGCCTCCAGCCCGTTGCTGAAGGTCATGCTGGCTGCGGTGATGTACGACAGCGCCGTGCCGTTGCGGCTGATCGTGCCCTGGAAGTTGTTGAACTGCTCGTAGCCCGTGGCCAGGGTCGGGCTGCTGTCCACGCTGGTGCCGGCGCGCAGCACGTCCTGCGCCAGCACGTTCACGGTCGCGGTCGGGCGGCCGGTGGGCGCGGCGTTGATGGTGATGCCGCCCGCCTTGCAGCCGGTCATGAGCAGATAGGTCGGCACGTCGGGATACCCGACCTCGCACGAAAAGGACGGCAGCGCGGCGGCGGCGCCGGACTTGAAGGTGTGCGTGAAGTTGGTGGGGCCAACGCTGGTGGGCGCGCCCATCAGCATCTTCAGCCAGAAGCCGATGTCGTTCAGGTCGATCGGGATGCCGAAGGACCCATCGACCGTGACCGCATCGTAGAAGGGGTCGGCCGGGTCGCGGCCGGAGGACAGGCCGATCACCGGGCTGTCGAGCAGCGCCTGCGCGCCGCCCAGGTCCAGCGGCGGGACGAACGGGTACTGGCGCCAGTCCGAGCCGCCCGGATTGGTGCCATAGGTCACTTCCTGCTTCGCCAGCAGGATGGTGCGTGCGCCGCGCGCGGTGGGCATGTCTCGGTCTCCTCAGCCTGTCTGCCGCTCGGCGGCGTCGATTGCCTGGGCCAGCGCGATACGGATGCGCGTCAGCGCCGCCGCGGCGGCGGGTGCAAGGTCCATGCGCTTGCGGATGGTGGCGCGCGGCACCAGGAAGAAGGCAACGAACAGCCGCCCGCGGCGACGCCCCCGGTCGCGCGATGGCGCCACCAGGAAGCGCTTGCCGCGCCGCTCCACCACCACGAGCTTCACGCCCAGCCGCCGCTCGATATCCGCCGGCGACGGCGCGCGCTGGTTTCTCCCGCCGCGCAGGCCAAGGGTTTCCCGCGAAGGGATGGCCAGGAACCTGCCGCCCTTGGGCGTGATGGTCGCGCCCTCGGTGAAGGCCTTCATGGCCTTGGGCGCCTTCGACCAGATCTGCCCGGCCGGGCCAAGCGAGTGGCCGGGAGGATAGGTTCTGGAAGCCCACGTCCTGGCCATGCGCTGGCCCAGGCCAGCCGAAATGGTCAGCGCCTCGTACGTCTTTTCCAGCTGCCGCGTTTCGCGACGCATGGCGGCGGTCACATCCTTCGCCACCCTCTCCCGGAAGGCGCGTTCGATGTCGGGGCGCGTGACCTGCGCGCGCAGTCGCATCGGTCAGCCCGTGGGCGTGGCAAGGGTGGTGTAGTGCAGCGCCACCGGCATCAGCGCGCAGCGCAGCGCCTCGGCGCCGTCGAAGTCCGCGGGGTCGAAGGACACGGACCGCAGTTCGAGGAATTCCACCGCGCCGCCCAGCGTGCGGTTGCCCGCCAGCGCCAGGCCAAGATCCGACAGGACGGCATCGCGCGTCGCTTCGTCCTGCGCCAGCACCACCACCTCGGCAACGTGCTCCACGTGGTAGCGCAGCGGGCTGAAGGTTTCCTCGGCCTCCGCCTGCGCGCCGTCGCGCAGCACCACCAGCCCCGCCGCCGGCACGGATTCGGGCCGGTCGGAATTGCGGATCACCTCCACCGCCGTGGCGGCATCCAGCGCGGCCGCCAGGGCCGCCAGCGCCGCTTCCATCGTCGTGTCCGCCATGTCAGCACTCCACGCGCCACATGCTGCCCTGCCCATCCAGCGCCGGGGCGCCCTGGACGGTCAGCACATCGGCGCCGATGGTGAAGGTGTCGCCCCTGGTCACGGCGGCCAGATCGGCCACGCGCACCGACAGGAACTGCGCCCCGGCGCGCACCGGCACGCCGAACCCGGCGGCGTCGGCCGTGGGCGTCTCCCGCACCACCGTGACAGGCGTGTCGGGCCCGGTGCCGGCGGCCTTGTAGATGGCCGCCACGCCGAAGGTGGCGAACACGATGGCGTCGGCGGCGGCGAAGGCGGATGCGGACATGCGTCAGGCGCCCCTTTGCCGCCGCGGGTCGATCCGCGGCGGCGTGATGCGGCTGGGCTTGACCGCCCGCAGCACGAAGGCGAAGCCGTGGCCACCCGACCACGCCCGATCCATCCAGAGAATGTCGAAATCCCCGGTGAACCACGGGCGATAGTCCGTCCGCGGGCTGCCGCCCGGCACGCATTCCGCCGTGTAGGCCGGCTGGTGCAGGAAGGTCAGCGTTTCGGGCTGGATCACCCGGGTGTGGCCAGGGTCGCCCCAGGCCCATGCGCCTGCCCAGGCCGGGCAGGTCGCGTGAAGCGTGCCACCCGGCACCAGGATGCGCCAGAACTCCTGGAACTCCGCGAAGAAGCCGCGCCAGTCGCCCTGCTGCCGCGTGTGTTCCAGCACTTCGTAGGCATGGATTTCCTGCACGCTGCCGTCCTCGAACGGCAGCGGCAGGTCCGTCAGGTCGTGGATCACGTCGGCGCCCGACGCCGGGTTCATGTCCAGGGTGACAAGGCCGCACCAGGCCTCGCGGCCCGGCAGCGCCAGCATCTTGTCGCGGCGGTGGCCGCAGCCCACCAGCAGCTCGGTCACGCCGCGGCCTCCGACACGTTCAGCACGCGCTGGCCTGGCGCGGGCGCCGGCGTGAAGATGGCCGCGGGGTAGCCGGTGAAGCAGGCCATGCCCCAGTGCTCGAGCAGGATGTAAGGGTCCAGCCAGACGCGCCCGCCGATGGCGGCCCAGCGCCGGCAGAACGAGATGTCCTCGGACCAGCGGGTGCGATCGGACAGTTCCGCGCCGAACATGTTGAACAGATGCGCCCGCCACGAATCGTCGCTGTCCTGGCCGTCCTGCGGGTCGAAGGCCAGGTCGCGATACGCCCCGGCCATGCGCTCGGCGCAGTCACGCCGCACCATCAGGAAGCCGCCGGGCAGGCCGTTCACCTCGACCAGGCCGGACGCGGTGCGCTCGGCGCGGGGCAGCAGGCTCACGGCGAATTCGGCGGCGCCGGGCTTCTTCTTGGCATAGGTGGCGCCCACCAGCGGCTGGTTGTGCGCCAGCAGCCGCAGCGCGGCATCCGGGCTGAAGCCGATGTCCGCGTCGATGAACAGCATGTGCGAATGGTCGCTGGCCAGGAACTGCGCGAAGCAGCGGTTGCGCGCCTGCTGCACGTCGCTCTCGCCGCGCAGGAACACGGTGGACAGGCGGATGCCGCGCTGGCCGCAGGCGACGCGCAACGCATCGAGGCCGGACGCGAAGGCCATGTCGCACAGGCCGCCGCCGCCCATCGGCGTGGCGACCATCAGGCCGGCCACCGGGATGTCGGCTGCCGGCACGTCCGGCGCGTCCGGGTGCACGCCGGGCGCGGCGGCCCTGCGCTGGAACTCTGCCATGGTGGGATCTCCTGTGTGGGCAGGAAGGTGCCGGCCGGGCCCCACAGCCCGGCCGGCGGTCCGCGCGCGCGAAGCGCGATCGGGTGTGGGCCCGATACCGTCAGAAGGCGCCGTTCAGGCGGACCTGCACCGTGTTCTCGGTCGTGAGCTTGGCGCGGGTGAACACGCCCACCTTCACGAAGCCGGTGCCCGGCGCGGTCACGCTGATGGCATTGGCCGTGGTGTCGTGGGTGGCGAACTGCCCCACCACCGCGACGGTGTTGGTCACCGCGGCCGGCACCTCGAAGATGCCTTCGACGGCCAGCACCGTCGGCGCGCCGGAAGCGGCGTCGCTCTGCACCACGCCGAACAGGTTGGTGCCCACGGCCAGCACCTGGCCGGCGGTCACGGTCGAGGGCGCGGTGATGGTCACCACATTGCCCGGGGCGACGTAGGTCTTCATCGCGTATGTCTCCATGTTGCCGCTGGCCGGGTCGCGCCTTCAGCCGCGGTGCATTGCAGGAAGGCGGCGGCGCGCCGCAGCGCGCCGCCGTCAGGATCAGCCGCCCGGGTTGAACCAGCCGCCGCGGTGGTCGATGGCGCCCACGGCGAAGTCGTGCACCACCTCGACCGCCAGGCCATCGGTGCCCGGCACGTACTGGTGCACGCGGATCATCGGCGCGGTCTGCCCGTTCACGTAGCCGTACACGTACACCGGCGCCACGGCCGGGTCGGCGAACAGGTACCAGCGATTGCCGGTCACGTTGGCATCCGCGATCGGCATCAGGTCGCTGTAGAGGCCGACATTGGCGCCCTGCTCGGCCAGGATCGCCGTGGTGAAGCGGATGGCCGCACCACGGTACGCCGCGCCGGTCAGCAGGTAGCGCGGCTGGATGTTCAGCCGGATGCCGTCGATCGACGTCTGCGCCATGATGCCGGCATAGCCGGCATCGAGCGTGGTCTCGGAGATGGCGGCGCCGGCGGCGGCCTTGTTGGCGCGCGTGGCGCCCGTGCCGAACACCGCGGCGTTGTTGGTGGCCAGGGTCGGGCCGTCGCCGTTGGCGGTGTTGACCAGCGCGAAGGCCAGCGCGTTCTCGTAGTCGGCGACGCGGCGGCCGATCATGGTGCCGAAGTCGGTGAAGGCGCCGAGGTCGTCGTTGACCAGCATCTGCCGGGTGACGCGCACCTGCCGGGCGTAGGTGGCCGGCGTGATGCGCTCCCGCTTCTCGCTGATGGTCCCGGCGGTGATCTCGCCGCCCTCGGCCAGCACGGCCAGCGCCGGGAAGTCGCCGGCGGTGAGGAAGCTGTGCGCCTTGAAGTCGTTGAAGGACCGCTGCGCGAAGAAGGTGCGGTAGGTCGGCGTGGCGGCGGCATACCCCGCTTCGAGCATCTTGTTG